GTGGGAGTCCGCAACCTCGATGTCCCAGGTCTCTTCGATCCCGTCGGGCTCCACGGACAGAACCTTCTGGACCGACATGTTCTCGGCCTTCAGCTGCGCCACCAGCCGGAGCAGGCCGGGGCGATGGCCCGCGCCGGTGCTCTGGTCGGCTCCCCGTCCCGGAGCAGCCTCGAACCGGTAGATGGGGCGGACGTTCTGGACTTCCACGCCTCCAATGACGATCGGCTTGCTGCCCCGGTTGTGTTCGCGGAGGACGGTAGCGCGGTCGCCCCGCTGGACGTGCATGTCGCGGATGCCCTCCAGCAACTCCCGGGACGTAGCGGTGTAGACGATCTCCTTTGCTGCATGGAAGTCCCCGACCTCTTTGCGCCCCGACCCCCGGTAGCACCCGTCCCCGTCCGCGTAGCCCTCAAGGAAGGCGTCTTGCGCGGCGCGGTTCCAGGTGCCGACGACGGGTGGCACCGTGCGCTCGTGGGACTTGCCTCGAAATCCGTTCTCGATCATCCAGTCAGTGAAGCCCTTGTGGTTAATCAGAATCCCGTGACGTTGATGATGGGTCGACTTACGGTCCGGGTAGTACTTGCGCCAGACCTGCTGGACCTTCTCGGCGAGGTCGCCGTACACGCACAAGCGCAGCCCCCCGGTGGGATGCACTGAACCATCCGCGACCCACAAACCAAGCAACCAGGCCAAGTCTTCCGGGTAAGTCTCGCCTTCACCCGCATCGTGGCCCGTGTACGTGACCAGGAAATCGTCACGGGTGAGGTCGCGGACATGCTTCCACTCGGTGGTCCACGCGTCGTAGATCGTAGGCGCCGCACCGGGGATCGCGGCCTGGTGTGTGGCCGCTAGAACTCGGTGGCCTGCCGTGACGCGCAGTTCCCTGTTCCTTGTTCGGACCTTGAAGACCTCTTGCTCGCCCGTGCACCACTTGGCGAGGATTCGGGAGGATACGAGCCTGCCGTCCTGGAATGCAGTGACGGTGTCCCCTGCGTTGATGTCTGCGAGTTTCCTGGGGCCGTGCGGAGTGGTTATCACACATGAGAGTGTTGCACAATCCCACGACGGATTTCCGTTTCCACCCCACTGATATGGCTTGCCATCCTGTGTCTTCGCCCACTTCAAGGCCGCGTCGATGCGGGGTCCGCCGAGTCCTCCGGCGCCCTTCTTGTCGGCCTCCTTCGAGTATCCGAACATCGCATCGATGATCTTGCTGGGGATGTTGCGGATCATCGACCCGAAGCCGGTGTTCATGCCGGGGAAGTTCTTCAGCAGTGGGTTGACGACGTTCTTCACGCCTGCCCGCGCCGAGGACTCCAGGGTGTCGCCGAGCCAGCTCGCACCCTTCTTAATGGCATTCCACACGTCGGATCCAGCACCGGACACCGCACTGATGCCCTTGCCGATCCAGCCGAAAATGCCGCCGCCCGCGAACGACTGCTTCGGGTAGACGCCGCCGCTCGCGTACTTGAGGGAGGTGTCGGTGTGCGTCTTCGGGTTGCCGCCGAACACCGGCGCGAGGGCCGCCTTGACGCCTTGCGCGCCCTGCGACTTGGCGATCGAGTTCATCGCCCCGATGAAGCCGGAGCCCACCCCGCGCGTGAACTCGGGCCGCATGATGGCCTCGCCACCCGACAGGCCTAGCGTGCCGCCAGTCGGGGAGATGAACTGGTGGACATCCTTGCCCGGGGTGTAGCCGGGCATGATGCCGCCGGATGCGAACTTGAACGCGCCCAGTTTGGGCGCGCCGAACGCGCTCGCGACCTTGTTCCAGACGCCGCGGATCCCGTTGTTGTAGACGGTGTCGACGATGAACTGGACGGGCGCCTTCGCAATCCCCTTCAGCCTGTCCCACTGCGACTTGATGGCACCGACCGCGGTCCCGAACCAGCCGCCGAGCCCCTTGAGGATCGTATGGAACGAGTCGAAGACAGGCTTGATGCCGATCCGGTAGCCCGCCTTGATGACGGAGACGATGCTGTCGATGGCGGGCTTGATGCCGCTCTTCCACAGCCACGTCGCCCCGTTGGCAATGCTGTGGAACGTGGGTGAGAGAGCGTTCTTCCACAGCCACGTTCCAGCCTGAGCGAAGGTGTGGAACACGCCGACCATCAGGTCGATGTTCGGCTTGATCGCATTCGTCCACAGCCATTTCGCGAGCGCCGCAATGCCGTGGAAGGCGGGCTGGATGGCGGTCTGCCACAGCACCAGTCCGGCCCGGCCCATCAGCTTGAACACGGCGATGATCGGGAGGATCGCCGCCACCACCATGATCGTGAACAGGATCTTGGCGGCCGTCCAGATGAAACGGAAAGCCGGACCGAGCGCATTCGTCCACAGCCACGACGCCCAGCGGCCCACCGCCTGCACCGCGACGACGATCGCGCCGAACACAGGCTTGAGCACGCTGTTCCATGCGAACAAAGCTGCGGCCTGAATGCCGTGCCAGACGGCCAGGACGCCGTTGCGGAACCAGGAAAAGTGATTCCAGGCGTAGATCACCGAGAGGACGAGCAGAGCTATCGCCGCAATGACGATGCCGACGACAATGACGATCGGGTTCGCGTCGAACGCCAAGTTCGCCGCCACGATCGCCGCAGTCCAGCCCTGAGTCAGCAATACCGCGAGGACTACGCCGGCCCGGTAGACCGCCATCGCCACGTTGAAGCCGACCTGCGCAAGCGTCGCCAGTCGCGTCGCCACATACAGGCCGTACATCAGCTGCACCAGGCCCGGCATGTGCACTGCGAGCCAGCCGACACCGTTCGCCAGCGCGGTGAACACCGCAAGGGCCGGGCCAGACAGTGGCGCAATGGCCTTGGTGACCTGGAAGAGCGCGGTGAAGACCTGCCCAAGCGCGTGGGCCAGGATCGGCGCCTGCTGGGACGCGTAAGCGAGGAAGCGTTCGAACGCAGGAGAGCCCTTCAGGCCGGCGCCCCACTTTGCGAACTCGCCCGTGACCCGCTGTATCCCGCCGGCGAACGTGGTGACATGTGGCAGGAACGCGTCGATGATTCCACCGAGGCCCTTGAAGACGTTCAGGAAGGCGGTTCCGAGCCCAACGATCGAGGGCAGCACGGCGCCGGCGATGTCCGCCTTCAGCGACTTCCACGCCGCCGACTTGAATCCGGCCGAGATGCGGTCCTGGAGGATCGAGATCCCCTTGGCTGCAGCCAGTACCAGTGGCGTCAGTCCTGGCAGGGCGTTCTTGATGCCGACGAGGGCACGCGTGAACAGCGGCATCACCTGCGGTTGCAGGGATACCGACCACGCCTTGAATGCCGTCCGCAAGCCAACGAACGCGTTGAGCGTCTGGCGGGTCGCCGGGGAGAGTTTCGCCAGCGCCGCCCGGTACTTGTCTTGGGCGGTTTCTGCCTTCGATGTCGTCGTTGCCGTCGACAGTTGTGCCGACTGGATCTGCCGCTGCGCGCTTGCGATTGAGTCGGCCGCGTTCTGCTGGGCCGTCGCGACGTTCTTCTCCGCCGTGGCGACCTTCGCCTGGGCGTCCGCGATCGACCGGGCGTTCTGTACCTGCACCTGCGCCTGGTTGGCCTGCGCGTCCCGCAGCGCCTTCGTCTGCGCGGTCACGTTCTGCTGCGCCTGCGTCAGCTTGTCCTGGGCGTTCGTGTACGTCTGGGAGCCCTTGACCCCCGCCTTGTTAGCGGCGGCCGTGTCCGTGGCCTGCCGCTTCGTCGCGGTCTGCTGTTCTTTCAGGTGCTGGACGGCCTCGTCGTACTGAAGCTTCGCCTGCAGCCGCTGCAGGGCGGTCGCTTTCGACCCGGCCGCGTTGACCGCGTTGAGGTTCTGCTGCGCCTCCTGCACCTGCAGCGCCGCATCTCGCTCCGACAGGCGGCTGTCGACGAGCTGGTTGTTCATGTCCTGGAGCTGGCGTGTCGCCTCCTGTCGGGCGGTCACCAGATCCTTCTGCGCCTGCGTGGCATCCTTCTGTGCCTGCGCCAGTGACGTTTCGGCCTGCTCGACCTGTTGCTCGGCCTGCTTCGTGCGCTGCGCCGCCTGCGTGATCGCGTCCGCGACACCCTGCTTGGCCGTCTTTACCTGCTGCTGCGCCTGCGCGATCTGCTGCGCCCCGTTGCGCTCGGCCGTTGCCAACGCCTGCTGCGCGCCAGCCATTTGCAGAGCCTTCGACGCGGCCTGAGAATTCGACCGGCCGCCGGCTGCCGCGGCACTGCTCGACGCCTGCTGGGCCGCCGTCTGCGCCGTCAGGGCGGCCTTGATGCCGGAGATGGCGGGGATCGCCACCGCTGCCAGGGCTCCAACGCCCGCGCCCGCGGCGACTGCTGACGACGCCAGTAGTCCCAGGCCGGCGCCGAGCACCGGGATCGCAGGGATGGCCGCCACGCCCGCCAGTGCCACCGTCAGCTGGAAGATCGCCGACATTGCGCCCGACGTGTCCAGGTCAAGCGTTGAGTCGAACCGCTTTCCGTCCACGGCGTCGATTTCCGCCCGGAAAGCCGCCAGTTGGGCCAGGGCTGCCGCCGTGTCGGCCCGCACCTGCACGTTCGGATGCTCGGCGCCCAGCCTCCGCAGCCTCGCCTCAATGTCGGTGATCTCGGCCTGGGCGACACCGGCGTCAATGTCGATGCCGATACGCTTGTTCGACAGCGTTTCCAGGCGCGCCCGCAGTCGCGCCATATCTGCATCAAACCCGGTGCTCGACAGGCGCACGTCCGCCTTCGGGAGCGACCGGAACGCCGCCTCCAGGCGGGTTTTCAGTGCCCGCGAGAACGCGCCCGCCGTCTCATCGCCCTGCCTAGCCGCCGCCGGCCGCGCCGTCCGGCCGCCGTTGGTGATGCCGTCACGGACCGCCGCGGCGATCTGTGTAGCCATCTGGCGGCCGATGATCCGTCCTACCTCGTCGCCGATCTGCGACGCCGGCGGCACCAGTGCCGCCCGCAGCCGGGCGTCGATGCCTCGCGCGCTGGGCAGAACGTCGACTTCGACGGAACCGACACTGATGGCCACCGGGAGCCTCCTCCCGGCGCTATGCGGCGCCCCCGTTGATCAATTGGAAGAGGACGTTCGCGGAGTTCTCGCTGAGCTTCGCCTTCGGCCGCAACGGCTTTGCCCCCGGCCGGGGAACAGGCTTGGGCGGGTCCGGGCGCTGCGACTTCTTTTCGGTGTTTGCACAGGTCAGCACGTATTCGACGCGGCGCGTGGCATCGATGAGGGCCGCTATGAGCTGTTCCTGCTGCGACCAGCGGCCCTTCTCCGGCTCGCCCTGCTCGGCCTGCTCGGCCAGTTCCTCATCGGACAAACCGTTGCGGAGCGCGGTCCAGGTGGCGGACTCGGGCGGCAGGTGCTGGATGAGGACCCGCAGCCGCCGCCACGACATCGCCCCGCGGTGCACGTCGAGGAGGTCGACGCCCTGGTAGTAGCGGAGCAGATCGGCTTCTACCGCCTCCGCGTGGCCCTCGACGACGGAGCGGGTCCACTGGATTTTCCCGGGTCCTCGCCGAAACGCCTCGCGGCTTCGTTCGTGAATTCCATGAACTCGGTGATCGTCGGGTCCAGATCGATGTACCGCTCGTAGTCGTCGGGGTGGAAGACCTTCTCAGCGAACCCGTCGAAGTTTCCCTGCTGGAGCATGCGCTGCCACGACGACCGCCACGCGGACGCCGGGACGATCTGCACTTCCTCACCGCACAGTTCGGCGGTGACGTAGTGGCCTTCCTCCGCCTCCATCTCCTGGGCCTCGGCGGCGCCGACTTCCCCCTCGTCTGACTCCGGTTCGGCGACCTGACGGGTGGCGGGTCGGGCTGCGGCGCGGGGTGTGTGGGGCTTCCGGCTAGTGCTTGCAGTGGTACGCGTGTTGGCCACGGCGCGGGCCTCCGTTCATTCAGGGCGCGGGCAGGGTTTGAAGGTGGACGGGCCGGGCCCGCGCCAGCAGTGCGGCCCGTCCACCCGTCTCAGGACCCGCTGTACGCGGGCGTCACCGGCAGCTTGTCGGTGTGGTAAACGGTGTTTCCCGCGTCGTCCGGGTAGGCGGTCACGGTGATCTCGTAGCCAGACATTTCGTTCTGCTTGAAGTTGACGTCGGAGCGGTCGGAGATCTCGCCCTGGGGGACGTAGAAGCCGCGGCTGGTGTCGCCGTCGAACATGGCGAACCACCAGGCCCTCCGGTCCGGCGTCGGCGACGCGGTCTCCGCGAACGAGGTGAGGCCACTGCCGACATCCGGCTCCAGATCGCCCGCCGGGATGCGGTACATGACCGACTGGACGGTGGTGCGGGCCGTCTCCCACAGCGTCAGCTTGAACGTGCGGATGCTCTTGGTGATCGTGGTGCGGATCGGGGACGTGAGGCCCCACGGCGTGAACTCCTGCGAGTCCTCGTCGAAGCCGTACACGAGGCCGTCATCTGAGATGCAGCCCAGCGGAGCCCACGGAGTCGCGGGCTGGACCAGCGGAGAGGCGGGTGCGGACGTGCCGAGATCCGCCACCCACCCGCCGCCCGTCGTGCCGATGATGGTGAGATCCGCCGCGCGGGTGATGTTGACCATGAGGGTCTCCAGACATGCGAAAACCCCGCACGGCGGCGGGGTCAGGGAACAGGGTCCGGCGCGGGCCCGAAGCCGGTCAGGAGACCGGGTGACAGAAGAGCTCGTAGGTAGCGCCGACACGGCGCAGAGCGGTGTTCTCGTAGTCCCTCGGCCCAGGCAGCGTCAGTGCCGCCACCCGCCCGAACACGGCCGTACCGCCGAAAGACCCAGGAAGCTCGCCTGTGAGCCAGGCGTGCACCGACCGCCCTAGGGTGATCGCAGCGGTTCGACTCTCACCGAAGACGTCCATGTCGACGAGGAAACGGGCGAGGCGAAACCCGTCGTCGCTTCCAGCCGGTACCTGCTGAAAGCGGATGGTCGGCAGCTCGTTGAGCAGGTTGTTGTCGAGTTCGTCCCGCACGACAGCGTTCGGGAAGCGGGCCGTGCCACGGGTGACGAGTTCCAACTCGATGTCGACGAGGGCGGCCACTAGTCACCGCCGCCCAGGTGTGCGGCCCGCAGCAGCACGTGGTGTGCGGGCACCTGCTCTGTGCCGTACTCCACCCAGCGGGCATAGTAGGCCGCGTTGCGGACGACCGCGACTGCACGGTCCCGGCGACGCCCGCCACGAGCCGTACTGTCCGTCTCCCACGACTCCTTGTAGTGGCCCGGGGTGGGGCTGCTGTCGTCGACCGGCGACAAGGTGATCGCCATGGCCTTGATGACTTCAGCCCGGCGCAGCATTTCCGCCTGCATGCCCGGCATCCGCAGCATCTGGCCGATGCCTTTGCGGTTCGGTTTGAACTGTGTCGCCATGACCCCTCCCCGTGCCGGTCGGGCTCCGCTAGCCGGTCACCCGGTCTGCAGCGAACTGGATGACGCCGCGCGTGCCAGTGAACGGGGAACGACCCCAGTCGCCGGGCTCGCCCGTGATGTTGCAGGTCACCCCGCGAATCACGGCCTTGTCTGTCGTCCGCAGCGGTTTGCCGGCCGGGGCATAGACGGTCCAGCCGACGATGACGGTGTCCCTAGCCTGCTGTTCCGGGCCGCCCACCTGGGGCGTCTCGGCGCGCGGCGTCACCGAGCAGCCCTTCAGGTCGAAGGACTCATCCGGCCCCGGCAGCGGCTGGCCGCGCGGATCGCGGCCTGGTGACGAGCCTGTGCGCACGATCCGCACTGTCTCGCCGAAAGGGTACGGGGCGGCGGGCATCTACACCCACCCCCAGCCCGGTTCGTACTCCTCGCCGGGGCCGAGTCCGCTGTCGGGCGGCCACGACGCCCACGGGTCGGCGTCGGCCGGCGTCGGGTCCACCGTGAACGCTCCCCCGCGGCCGGCCAGTGACTTGAGCGCCGACTTGTCGGCCTTCGTCAGATACAGGCCGCCCGAACCGGACGGGCGCTGCACCGACATGGGGCCGATCGTCTCGTAGGCCACCTGCTGCGGGTTCACGTAGGCGCGGCCCGCCACCGACAGGACGACCGCATCCGCGCCCTCGGGGAGCGGCTTGACGACCGCCTGGCACAGCGAGATCGCCTTCGCGATGAGCAGGTCGGCTCGGTTGCCGTTGATCTCGTCCAGTTCGAGGTAGAGCGCGAGTTCCTCGACGGTCGGCGGGGTGAAAGCCACAACGCCTCCTATCGGGCCAGACCCTCCACCGCGCTGCACCAGGCAGTCAAGTCGGCAGAAGGATCAAGTTCTCGGGAACGGACCTTCGCTCGCTTCGAGGCCAGCCGGTACTCGGCCGCTGTGGCGAGCTTCCGCAGCACAGCTTCGTAGCCGTCCACGTCGTTCCGGTCGATGAAGATCCCGGCCTCGCCCAGCGACTCGCACAAGCCCGGAGTGGGGTGAGCCAGAACGGGAATGCCGCTCGCCACAGCCTCGACGCCGGCCCGGCCCCACGACTCGTAGGACGACGGCATCAGCAGCACGCGAGTCCGGGCGTACACCCGGTCCCGCATCTGATCACCCGGAACATGCTCCAGCACCTCGACGTTCGGCAGGTCCGGGAGGATCTGCTGCCCGTAGGCGCCGGTGACGGCCAGGAACTTGGTGTCCGGCATGCGGCGGGCCAGCGCCTCCAGGACGTGGCCGCCCTTCTCTGCATTGCAGTTGATGAGCGTCACCCGGTCGCCCGGCTTCTTCACCGCGTACTCGTCGGCGAACACCGGGGGCCGCACCACCAGGGCGCTGGCTGGCCGGACAGCCTTCGGGTACTCGGCGAAGAACAGTTCCGCCTCGGCCTGCATCCACAGCGAGTTGTAGACCGCCAACGTGGTCCCGCCGGCGGCCATATCGCGGAACGACGGGCGGTGCGTGTTGTGGCACACCACGACCATCGGCTTGCCGTAGCCGCGGGCCAGCGATGCCGTGGACGGCACGCACTCCAGGTGCGACAGCAGCACGTCAGCCCGGCGGACCGCCGACGGAAAGTCCAGGCGGGCCTGCAGTGGCACCACCTGGATGCCGCGGTACTCGTAGGCCTCGGAAGCCTTGCCGTAGCGGGACAACCACACGGAAACGTCGTGGCCGCGCTCCACCAGGGGGCGCAGCATCGACACCAGCATGTGCTCGGCTCCCGCATTGTGCTCAGGGGGCATGGCGTGGAAGCGGGCAACGACCTTGAGCGGCTTGGGCGTCCCGCCCGGCGCGGAAGCCGGGACGACCCCCGCCATCAGGACCCCGAAGGAGTGCCGGTGTAGGTGACGAACGCCTGCGCGTCGCCCTGCACGTAGCCGTAGTAGGCCTCGGCGAGCAGCAGCACCAGGTTCTCCTGGAACGCGGAGTGCACGCCGCCGTCCTCGTCGATGTAGGTGGCCTCCTTGGAGATCCGCACCGTGATGTCCATGCCCACACCGAACGCCGCCTGGGACCAGTCGCCGCCCACGGCCCGCAGGCCCGTGTCCGTCGAAGCGGACTGGCGGCGCTGCTTGCCCGACACCGACCGCGAGTACGCGAGCGGCTCACCGATCAGCGTGCCCGCCGACGCCTGCTGCGTACCCGGCACCGTGGTGTCCACCAGGATCGGACGGCCCGTCGTGTCCGTCGCCTGCAGCAGCAGGGGCTTCAGCCGGTGGTCGGCGACCGTGCCGGTGTAGTCCCAGTCCTCGTCGACGACCTCAGCCATGCCGGAGACGAAGTCCCTCCAGATGCCGCCGGTGCCCTGCGACGCGGTACCGAGGGCGACCGTGTTGGTCGTCATCGCCAGGTAGTCGGTGAACGGGCCGGTCGCGCCCCGCATCGTCTTGCCGTGGATCGCCGCCATGTCGAAGGCCCGTGCGAACGCCGTCGGCAGGTCCCGCTGCAACTGCGCGTACAGACCGGCCGCGTTCGTCATCGCGACCTCTTCGGCCACAGGGATGAGCACGGCGAGCTTCTTCGCCGTCATCGACTTGATGTCGATCCCGCCGGAGCTGAGCGGCTTCTTCTGGGCCGAACCGACCCAGTCCGCCGTCGGCACATCCATCGGGATCGGGATGACCGTCGTCGCGTCGATGGACAGCGGCGCCGGCCGGGCGAGGCTCATCACCGCGGACTGCTCGACGCTCTTCTCGAAGATGGGCGCCGTGATGGTCGGGGGAAGCAGTGACGCGTTGATGTCACTGAGCTTGATTGCGGCCGTAGCCACCATGATTCCTTCTTCCGGCAGCTACTTTTTCAGCTGCGCATGGAGGAACCCCGCGAACTCGTCGGCGGGGTCGAGGGTCCGTGTCTTGTTGGCGCCGGATGCCTGTGTGCGGTCCGGTGCCGGGCGCCGCGGGCCCTCCTGGGGCTGGGGCTTCGCCCAGTGCGGCTTGCGCTCCAAAAGCGTCTGAAGGTCGGCCTGAATGGCCGCCTCGTCGATATCGCCGTCAGAGTCGATGTACGAGTCGAGATCGAGGGCGCCGACAGCGTCCTCGGGGTCCGCGAACCCGGTCATCGCGAGCGCCTGCACCTGTGTGCGCACCAACTTCTGGCGCGTCTTGGTGATCTGCTCGTTGGCGCTGGCCAGCTGGTCGTTGAGGCGGTCCGTGTCGGACTTCTCCGCGTCCTTGCGTGACTGCAACTCGGCGAGCAGAGGCTCCTGCTCCTTGAGCCGCTTGCGGAGGTTCGCGGCTTCGCTGTTCTTCTTGCGCAGCTCCGCCTCGAACTTCTTCCGGTCGAACGGCTTCTCCTCGGTCCCGGTCTCCGCCTCCTGGGCGTCATCCGTGACCTCGGTGGTGTCATCAACCTCTGCGGCCTCATCGGGCGGAATGACGCCCTCGGCGACCTGCTCGACAACTGCGTCGGCCTTGGCGTTCTCGACTTCTTCGGGCATGACGGATCGGCCCTCCAGGGGCTGTGGAAATGAGAAAGGCCGCCACCAGGGCGACCTCGTTGAACGGTGGGCGCGGCTGTCAGCCGTGCTCGGCTATGGCCCGCCTGAACAGGCGGAGCTGGTCGCCGGAATGGCCAGCGGCGTACTGCTGGTACAGCCGCTCCCACTCCTTGGCCTTGTCGGACAGCTCGAACTTCTGCCCGCGGAAGACGGGGATGGCGCCGCAATGGCAGCCATCGTGGGCCCGGAAGTTCACCGTGTCCTGCTTGTAGGTCATTCCGCGGGTCGCCAGAAGCTTGCAGAAGGCGCAAGCCCCCAAGGCGGCGGTACGAGCCCACCCGATGGCCTGACGGTCCTGCTGAACCGCGTTCCGAACAGTTCCGCGACCCTGGTCCGTGACCAACTTCTGGGCGACCGCCTCGGCCTTCTTCTCGGCCGCCTCCAGGCGCACGTCCAGTGGCAGTTTCTGTACCTCGGTCGTCTTCGGATCCTCCGGGTTGCGTGGCCACAGATCCTTCGTGGCCCAGCGCAGCGAGT